GACCATGGCCCGTTGGGGAGATGAAGTAGATGAAGATTATTTTGACAACGATACCAGCAAAAAATGCGAGGAATCACTTGTTCAAGCTATTCTAAAAGAAAGATATGAAGCTAGTTGGATTCAAGAATTTAGAGAAGACTGTCTTGGTTTTTGTTCAGATCCGAAGTTGGAGAATTATTTATCATTTTCAAGGAAATACTCTCAACATCTCACGAAAATATCATTTTTCGGGAAAACTCCAGAAAAAAACATGTCTCATACCATAGCCATTTGTGATCATGCTCTTCGAGTTATTGGTAATGGTGGTGTCGTTCATTTGATAGAAGCTACAAGTCAATCTGGAAGGCGTTATCTTGATGATTTGGACCTGGCGGTTAGTGACCCCAATTTCTCTTTGATTGACATCACTTATGGTGAAGGTCTTTTTAGAACAGATGAAAAACCTGATAAGTACTCTTCACTTCTGTGCAAGTTTTCTCATATAAAACCTAATTTAAAGGTTATTGGTTACAAGATTGATCTTCCTCATTTCGACATGATTATACCTGATTACAAAGAAAAGGTGTTTTCTAAAGAATTCAAGAATCTTGAGAATTGGTTGGATTCAGCTCAGCAACTAAGTCTGAGAGACATAGATGAAATACTCCTTTCTTATGCAAAAAATCTAGAACCTCATGCTTCAGAAATTCAGCTCAGGAAAGGAAAGAAATATTCAAAATATTTTCTGTCCAATAAAGACCAACTATTTGAGTCCATATCGACTAATGGCCCAGAATCTGCGAGGATTTTTTCTGAATTTGCTTTAAAGGCACATGAAAAAAAAGAGGAATACAATTTGGATTTTTATGAATCAATTTCAAACAAGAACATTGCCAAACATCACATGCATGTTCCTAGAATACAGAAATCATCCCTATCATCTCCATGGGACATCCTTCAAGATTTGGTCAACTCTGGCTGCTCTGATGATTTTTGCAACGATTTGCTTAAATCTCAATACTCCCAACATTCGAGTAAAGATGGAGTTTTGTTTTCACGAATCTCATTTGAAGGTGAAATGGTAAATTGCGTTCGGATGGATTTCAGGAAAAGTTCTGGGCCTAAGAATTATCTTGAATACTTAAACAGAATAAAGAGTTTCATTCCTAAATATGAGGTCGTCTTGAACCATCTTGATATGGAAGAAAGGTTGATTGAAATAGAGTCTATATTGAGTGAAATTGAATCACCTGGAAATCATTATAATGATATCAAGAGTTTGATTGAGCTTAGTTTTGATGAATCAAAAATATCCCAATTTAGCAAGCTCATAATGGACAACACTTTGAAGTCAGTGGCAAGAACTAAGTTGTCCGAACTTGTTCATGTAAATTCAACGGTTAGCCAATCTGTCTCTCTTGGAACAAAAAAATACAAATTCGTCAATAAAAGTGGGTCTGTGACTGATAACTACATAATAATTAGTTTGGACACCATAATGGGTTACAAAGGCATTGTAGTTAGCAATTTGAACTCTTCGGTTTATCAGCAAAGAGACAAAACATGCATAATTCTGGGCGAACTTGTGGATGATTGCATACCAGAGATCGTAAGAGGTCATAGTAGATTTTCCACATGCTGGTTCAATCTTAGTCCTTCTCAGTGCGATTGGAATGTTTTATCTTACCACAAATACCTCTCGTTTTCATCGATGATTTTTGAAAAGAACATGGTTTCTATGAGCGAAAAAAACACAGAACTCTTGAGAAAGTCTTTAGTTTTTCCAACTCTCATAATGACTCTTAACTGTAGCAAATTTTCTCAATGCTCTGAAAACTTGAGATATTGTTTCATAAACAGCACCGGAATATCAATTGGTACCAGAAACCTTTATGAAAAAATGGATTGGCACATAACAAAACTGACTAAGTTCGTAGAACGGTTGTTTTTTTGCAGAATGATAAAAATGTCTTCTCTAACTGAACTGTTCTCAAACAACAACCAAAAAGCAGAACTCATTTGCAGATTTAACAGCAAGTCTGCAGAAGATTTGCCACGATCAATGAATTCTGGAACGGGTTGGTCTATCGCCTTTCCACATGAGCAAAGGTTCTCACCGTCGGATCAGAACGCTTTCAATTCCATTTACATTTGCAAGATGCTGTCAATACAAAGATACACAAAAACGATGTCTGAAAGTCAAGTTCTGAGAAAAGAACTTAAAAACAATATTAGTTTTCGAGAAACATATGAAAAAAGAGATTCATGGACATTAGCAGAATTAAATGCTCCAACTTCACGATTGGAAATCAAAACCTCCCTAATGTCTCACACCCCTCAATTTGAATCAGGACGGTACAATTGTGATTACAAACTGTTAATGATTGCAACTTTGTGTGGAATTAGGCACTCCATGATCCTAGCTAATTGTGAGCATGATGAAAAAATCTCTGATTTCGTTTCAACAAAATATGATTCAGAGAAAGTCATTTTGAGGATGTCTGTTGATGATGTTGCAAACAATAAAGGAAGCGTTTCTAACAATGGAAGATATCCCATTATTCCTTGCAAAAAGATTGAGGTGGTGGAGAAAATTGAAGAAGATGTAGTAAGGAAAAATGGTAAAACACAAAGGGTTTCTGAAAATGTCAAGAAAACTCACTTTATTAATCAAAACAGCAAATGTTACAGAACCGTTCTTTACAATCTCTACGAATATCTCATCAACAAAGATGATGAAATTGAATACGACCTGAGCATTCTCAAAATATTGGAGCCTGAATCAATTGACCAAAACCAACTCAGCCAAGATGTTTTTGAACTTATAAAGAACAGCTCTGTATCTCTTATGCCTATCATAATGCATAATATGTTAAAAATGAGACTGTGTGTTGCGAAAATGGTTCACAAGGACCAAATAGGACCAAGAGAGATAGCTGTTCTCAATTCGGTTTTAAGGCTTTGTTCTTATTATTTAGAGTCTCACTCAAGGCTCATTAGGGACGTGGATGCTGGTTTGGGTGACAGAACTAACCTGATTGAGTGTGATGACAAAGATCAAATTGTTCATGAATCATGGAAATCAACTCTATCATCAGGACAGGGGTATGTTTTCGATAGCGCTGATTGCAGTCAATGGGGTCCATCACATATGAGTTATCTGTTGGCCACAACCATATGCATGCGATACACCGGTTCTCAAAGAAGAATATTAATGAATCTTTTCAAACAGTTTTCTTTGAAAATATTCAAAATACCTGATGTGCTCTTCTTTGCTTACAATGAGCACCCCGACTACGTTTCACAAACTGAATATTCAAGAGCTTGTAAAGACTTGAGGGATTATTCAAAGATGTGTTATAGTTTACCAGTTATGAACCTTCAGTGTCAATTTTTGTTCTCATTCCAGGGCATGTTTCAAGGAGTTTTGGGAAACTGCACGTCTACCCAACATAGGGATGTTTTGATACTCAGCAATTACCTTCACAAGTCAATTCTTAATGTGACGGTGAAAAGTTTCGAAACATCAGATGATTATGTTAGGATGATCACTTTTGAGGAGGGAAGACCAGTTTACAAGTTGGTTTCAAGATCAATGTGGCTTCATAACTTCATATCAAATAGCGTTGGAATTCTAAGAAACATGTTCAAAAGCAATTTCTCAGAATATCTTTGTGAATTCAACTCAATATATAGGACTCTGAACGGAGTTTTCAACCCTGACATCAAAAGCAGGCTTTCTTACATAGATGTCTCCAATGATTATGACTGGTCAGAATCGAGTCTGAGGTGTATGAACATTTCTCTTGAATATCTAAGGAATGAGGGCTCTCTGATTGGTTCTGCTTGGGTGCAGGTCATAAACACTCATCTTTGTCTTATTTCAACAGCCAGAATGGGTTTGTATAGATCTCTGTTATCAAGAATTTTTAGAATTCCTCTAGAATTGGGTGGCCTTATTAGAATAGACCCAGCTAGAAATTCACTTGAACCACTTGTTAGCGTGATATCTCAAAATTATGATCTCAATGGCAGGCTTAGTTTTCAGGATTCTGTAAAACTAATAATAGCCAGTGGTTCCAGAGATGTTCTTTCTGAAATCTCAATGGCTGATGACAAAACGTTGAAAGTGGCCGGAGTTTCCAGAAGCGGCATGGTTAATCTGCTTTCAAGGTATCCTAGAGCTAGAAGATGCATAGAGGAATTTCTCAATGGGTTGGACGAGTTGGATTTCTTACCATTGTCTTACAATGGTTTCAAAAGAAGTCCTATACATACACTCATGAGTTGTGCTCAACGAGAAAGCTCAAACTCAGACCATCCATCCAGCAGCACTAGATTCGCAGTTCCACAAACGCCTCCTAATGCTGATGTTTACCAATGCAACTCAGATTTCATGAAATGTCTTTCATCAAATTCTTCTAAGGTGTCTAGAAAGTTTATTGAAGAGTATATGATACCTAGATATCTAAAATGTTCGACTGAAATATTTTTTGACGATGAAATAGTAGTTTATGACAACGCCTTCAAGATTCCAGAGGTGAGAATTAATTTTGAAACCTTGCTCCAGCATGTTGAAACCATGAGTGATTCTATATCATCTATTTCTCCTAAATTTGAAAATTTTGAGGTCACCTTCATCAACAAGCATGTCTTGAAGCACAAATATGAGCAACCATATGGCTTAGAATATAATTCTGTTGATATAATGCTTGAAAATTCTAGACAACAGTTTTTACCTTTGGCTTTTGGTGGTGTTGCTGAGATTAAAGCATACAAATACCTAATGCTCGAGTCAACTCTCAAAATGAGATTCAGGAAGATGATAACTGTTAAAGGTACATTTAAAATGTGCCTAAGCAGCAAAGACTCCTCTAGAGATCTTATAACTGACATATATGTTAGTAATTTTATAGAGAGTGGTCGACTATGTTGCGACGCTGTTATGAGCCGGTTTGACAATATAAATGTGGCAATGGGAAAACAAGTGAAGCAGCAATTGCAAAACTTTAATTCAATTGAAGGCAGAATAAAGGATTACTCAGAAATTTCTATTGGTGAGTTTCCGTTGCCATTTAGGCCAATTAGCAGAATAAACATCACTAATCTCATAAACGAAAATGAAAACCCAGTGCTCTTCAAGGACAGAACTGATCTTATCAGATGTTATCAAGATCTCATGAATCTTCAGAGAAAGTTTACTAAAAGAAAAAATGACCTGTTCATAATTCGAAAACCAGAGCTTAGACCAGTTGAAAGAACCACATCTTACAGATTGACCCATTTTCATGGGATAAAATATGAGTTGTTTAAAAGTTTAGGAGAATTAAGTCATAGTGTAGTATGTGCAGAAAAGAAAACCAAGTGGGTTAAGTACGTAACAGTTTACGATCCCAATTTCAATGAACAGGAATACAGGCTGTCTGATAAAACAGGTGATGAAATATTTTTCTTTAACATGTTTGAAGCTGGAAATACTCTTCCTGTAACTATCAGATCCTGGAATGGTCACTTTATTTTAGGTATAAACGACATTAATGACCATACCAATTGGTTCCCAATCTTGTATCTTTGCTTCTCAGTTCCTGTAACTAAATTCAAAGTCACACTTCATTCAAAGATCTTGGGAAATGAAGAAGAACTAAGAAGATTCGGATGTTTTGATGAGTTCATACCGGAAAATGCTATTGAGGAGATTAAAAGGTATGAGGAGCCTTCTCCAGTTCTTGATGAGTCGTCAACTGTGGCTGACGATTTTGAGCTAATAGATGGAATAGATTTTGATGAAATTGATTTTAGCTCCGAATCAGATTACGAGTCAGATCTTGAAAGTCCAAGTGTTATAAATTCATTGGATAGTGCAAGATCAAGCTCATCTTACATACAAGGAATGGTTAGTGACAAAACACTTAGATGGAATAGATCTATAAATTCTTGGGAATTGTTTTTGCCATACAAAATGAGCACAATGGAATTTTATGGTGATGCTGACGCTGGCTTGACACCTTTTTCAGCTTTATTGTTGGAGATGGAGAACTTAGACCATTCTGAGCTAATATGGGCTCGTTATGTTCTTAGAACTTCATTTCAGATGTCCAAAGATTTCGGTGAATTCAAAAAATTTATGTTTTAATCTTCTTCATTTTCCCCAGGCCTCG